TCTCATTATCCTAATATCGTTATCAGTGGTTGTTCCGATTGGGACTGGGTTCGGGTCATCGAAGGACTTTGAGAAAGTCCACTTCAATCCACCTGCGATATTAAGAGTAACAGTGTCCTCAGTCACTACTGAGTCTTCAGTTTCCTCCCTCGTTATCTTCAAAGTACCATTCATTATCTCCAATAATTCATCAGGACTTGAAGTTCCTATGCCTAATTTACCATCAGAATTCAATATCATCTTCTCAGTGAGATTAGCACCTGAACCATCTCCTTGAGATGTGAAGAACTTGAGCGCACCATCGAAATCACCTGCTGTTGCGGGGTCACTGGTAATACCCTGAATCTCAGCAACTGTGGTAACATCATTGCTGTCCTCATTCAAGGCGAATTGTATTTTACCCAACGTCCTAGCATCTGTTCCACCGAAGAAGTTGTTACCATCGAACTGAGCCAACTGTATGATTCCGGGTTGGTCGTCGCTATCACCCCTACCTGCTATGCGCAACTGTGGGTCGCCAGCACCTGTTCCTGTGTTGTTGCTTGGGAAATCAACGAACCTGCCAATGGCGATTCCACCATCTACTGATAATGTGTCAGTAGGAGTATGGTGTCCTATTGCGACCTTACCCGCTTCAAAAGAGACATTTCCATCGCCATGCAGAAACACTTGCTTGTCGTATGTATCAGACCCATTTACCGCCTTGAAGTTGGTTTCACCAAAAGCATCATGAAGAATCTCAAGGTAGTTTGCCGTTCCCACATTGGAGAACATCTTGATGCCTACACCGGGCGTTCCACTTCCTCCGTCGTTCTCCAACAATAGAAGATTGTCTAGGGAAGTAGTGGTGCTTCTCACATGAAGAGGTGTTGATGGACTTGTAATACCTATTCCGAGATTACCACTGTCAAGCAAGGTCATCTTTGTTGCTCCACCTGCTTGGAAAAGCATATCGTCATCAGCATGGAGAACCAAGTCGTCATCAGCCGCTAATGTCACATCGTTTCCAGCAGCATTCCAATTAATGAAAGAACCAGCAGAATCAGCACTGAGATATATCTTACCTGCAACACCCGTTGTCCCGAACCTAGCATCACCAGCAACATCTAACAGATGACCCGGAGTTGCAGTGCCTATTCCGACTCTTTGTGCGCTACCATCGAATCTGACGTATTCAGTGCTGCCTACCTTTACGATTAAATCATTATCAGGCTCTAATTCTATATGTCCATCTGAGCCTATATGCAAATCCTCGGATGAATCTGTATCTGCATAGATGTAGGTGTCTGTTGAATCGAAGAATATTTTCTTGTTTTCATCCAAGATTATGTTCCCGTCTTTTACTCTGAAGTCTTTTTTCGTTGCCATTGTATCACCATGATTTCACTGTCCATCATTTGATTAGGAGTGATTTTACCACTCTGTAGTTGTATGTGCCGTTAGATGCTGGTGTGAACTGCAGGTCAACTGTGTTGCTGCTGCCGTTCTTCACGGCATCGAAGGTGCCTAGGTCGGACGACCCGGTCGCTATGTATGCGTATGTCGTCATGTATATGTCGCTCGAGGCGCTTGGGGACGATTCGCCTGTGTACGTCACGAGTATCTCTGTGGTGTCGAAGTCGGTGCCATCACTAATCTGCACGACGAACTTGGCGGTCCTGTACGTGCCATACGCATAACTCGCTATCGTGGTCGCACCGGTCATGCTCACGGATGCCTCGGATACGTCTAACTCGGCGACGACGGTGCCTGAGTCGGCGATTGAGTTTGCACCGCCTGTGAGTTGCATCCCATCTGACTTCAACGTCCCAGTGGCCGTGAGGTTGCGGAAACTCGATACGTCCTTGTCCGCATCAACAGTCACAACCTTACTGGCTACGACTGTGCCTACGGACTGGCCCGTGTCGCTGTAGTTGAGTTCAGCAGCAGTGGCCGTGACTGCTACTGAGTTTACAGTAAGCGAGGTGCATGTTAAGCCCCCTGTCGTTGCTAGGTTCCCATTGATAAGCACATTATTATTAGAAATTAGATGGATGAGGTCCGGGTCGGTAGTAAGACCGATTTTGTCTTCGTTGAAGTTTATGTCATCAATTATGAGGGAAGATAGCGTCCCAAGTGAGGTGATGTTCGGTTGGGCTGCGGTCTGCAGTGTACCTGCGAGTTGTGTCGCTGTCAACCTGCCCGTGCTTGAGTTGAATGTGAGGTTAGTCCCTGTCTTCGGTGGAAGGTTCCCCGTTGCTGCGGTTGTGAACAGCACGTTGCATGAGGTATCTGACGACTCATCAGCCACAGTCACGTTTGTCGCTGTAGTCGCAGTGGTAGCCGAAGTTGCTGTGTCTGCGTTTCCTGTGACATCTCCTGTAACATCTCCTGTCAAATCTCCTGTGACATTACCTGTGACATTGCCTGTGACATTGCCTGTGACATTGCCTGTGACATTGCCTGTGACATTGCCTGTGATATTCCCCGTCAGGTTCCCCTCGAACGTGCCTGCCACCACTGTGGCAGCAGTGTATCCACCGCCTGATGTGTTGACGGTGGTGCCCGGCTCAGCAGTCAAGTCCTTGAAGAACTTGAACTTGCCATCGTCAACGTCTGCGAACAGACCCCTGAACTTCTGGGTGTCACTCACGTCATAGGTACCGTAGAATCCGAAGTCAAGAGCATCAGCGTCAGTGGCGGTCTGACCAGTCCCCAACGAGAGCATGGCCTCTTGAGTCGCTATCGTGGTGCTGTTTATCGTCGTGGTCGTACCACTGACGGTCAGGTTCCCACTGACTGTGAGGTTGTTCCCTATGGTGACGTTGCTGGGCAGCCCTATCTGTATCTGGTTGTTGGACACCGTGGTATCGACCTCGTTGGTGGTACCGGCGAAGGTGAGTGTGTCAGTGCCCACGGTGACGGTGTCGTTCGAGCCCGAGTCCGCTGCTATCGTCAGCGCCGCACTAACCGCATTGCCGAAATCTAACTGTACCACGTCATTACTCACGCTGGCTATTCTGAGCAATTTACCTGCTACCCCCGGAGCCGCTGGCATTGTCATCCTGTAGGTGGTGCTCACAGTGGCCGGGCTTGAGATAGATACCGAGGCGTTACCGTCACCGTCGAGCATTCTCACAGTACCGGGATTTGAGGTGCTTGTGCTGTCCTTCACAGTGAGTCCATCGGCGGTTATTGCCACGTCATCGATTGTACCACCGTCGATGTTCACGTTGTTAGCGGCCTGCGTGGCTATGGTGCCCAATCCCAACGTTGTTCGTTGCGCAGCAGCGTCGGCGTCGTCGAGCAGTGCCTTGCCTGCGGTGGTGAGGTCGAAGGTGGCGGCGCTGCCGCTCCCTGTGAACTGTATGCCCTTGTCGGCTGCGCTGGTGAGCCCAGCGATGGCAGTGAGGTCGGCATCCGCCGCTTGGAAGGCGCTTGATGCTGATGTGGCTGCGGTCCCTAGGTTGAGATTGCTCCTCACCGCTGCTGCATCGGCAGCGGCTAGGAGGTCGGTTCGAGCGAAGGCGGATAGGACAGCGGTAGCGGCGTTTGTATCCGTGTTGAAGTAGATAATCCTGTTCTGCTGTTGAGTGAGGGCAGCGATGTCATCGAGTATGTCGTTCTGCTCTTGAGCACTCAATGTTGCCCTCATGTCGGAGAAACTGGTGTCGTCGAGGAGTTGACGGGCCTGTGAGGTGAATGACGTGGTGGAGGCAGCCGATGCACTGGAGAAGTACGGTAGTTTGTCAGCGGCTTGGATGAGTCCCGAGAGGTCATCGAGTATGTTGTCCTGCGCTTGGATGTTCGAGGGGACGTTGGTGATGGTGGGGGTGGTGATGGTGACTGAGCCAATCGTCCCTCCGTGGATTTTGTCACCGCTGATTTGGTCATCGTCAAAATGAACAGCGGTAGCATCCCTCAAATCGAGTGTCTTACCATGCATGTCTATGTCAGACGTGGCGATGGTAGCACCGTCAATCGTACCAGCGTCGATGTCGACCTTGGAGATGACGACTGAACCGCTGCCCTTGGGCGTGAGGCTGATGTTGATGGCACTATCCGAGCCATCAGCGGCCAGCGTCGTGCCTGACAGCGTGACGCCCGCTGTTGTCACGTTCGTGTCGAACGTCGGCGCGAATACGCTATTACCGGAGGCGACAGTTATGTCCCCGCCTTCTACCTTCAGTCCTTTCTTTACCTTGAAATCGCGCTCTGTACCCATGTTATCACCTTGTTAAAGCCTGCCACGCCACCTTGACCACGATTACCTTACTGTTGGCCGTAGGGGTGACTTCCAATTGAACGTTGCTACCACTTATAGCAGCATCATACGATGCTTGGACGGTTTGGTTCACGTCCGACTGCACCACACCGAAGGTGGTCAGAACGGCTCCCGTCGCTGATGACGAGTCCGTGCCGTTGTGAGTGAGGACCATCTCCGCCGTCTCGTTGATGTCGTCGGTCTGGTTCTCTACTTCCACCAGCAACTTAGCCGCCCTGAAATTGTCTCGGTTGAAGAGCGGGATGTCGATTGAGGTGCCGGTGTTGCTATTCGATGTGGTTGCCCGTCCGTTGCCGAAGCCAGTCCCGACGGTCGTGGCTGTGTTGCCTATGTGGAGTGGTGCGAGTGGGGTGGCTTGGTTGATGCCCACCTTGTCTGCGCTGACGTCGACGAAGAAGGTGTCTGTGTCTATCTGGAGGTCGCCAGTGCCGACGAGCCCTGCCACGGTTGTCGTCCCGGTGATGTTCAGAGTGGTGTTGACGTACAGCGGGTTGTCGAACTGCCACCTGTCGTCGGTCTCGTTCCACTGGAAGAAGATGTTCGTATCGTCGCCACGCTCGATTTCGATTCCAGCGTTTGCGCTTGCCGAACCAGTCGCATCGCTGTTGAGCACGACTACGTTGTCTGCCACGTGTAGTTGGTCTGTGTTGATGGTCGTCGTCGTGCCACTCACGGTGAGGTTGCCCGATACGGTCAGGTTGCCGGAGAACGTGGCCGTGTCACTCGACTGGTTGCCTATGGTGAAGTTGCCTCCCATGTCGGTGTTGAGGAGCGATGAGAGGGTGGAGAACTCGACGGCGTTGGCCCCTGAGTTGACGTTGAGTAACTTGCCAGCCGCCGATGTGAAGTTAGCAGGTGTGTCATTGAGGCCGACGAGCGAGAAGTCGCTGTTGTCGGCATCCCCTTGCACGAGGACCTTCGTCGACCCCTGCATGAGCGCGTTCGAGTTCCCGCTGTCGAGCCACATGGTGTTGCCAGCCGTCGCACCGGTAACGGGGTTGCTCGACTGAGGTGTGAGTTCTAGGCCGGTGGGGTCGATGAGCCCTGTGACCGTGAGTTTGCCATCCACGGTGAGTTCGTTACTGCTCGTGTTGAATGACAGGTTGGCTGCGCTGGTGAACGCGCCGGAGCCATCGCTGAGTTGCACCCTGCCCGATGCGCCGTTGGAGCCAGACCCAGCGCTCGAGCCCTCGAAGACCCTGACCCAACTGCTTCCCGAGTAGACGTAGATACTCGACTCGGTGGGTGTGATGGTGTCGTTGAGTCCAGTGGTGTCAAAGGTGAGGTTGGCCTGTCCCGTTGAATTTGCGTTGGAGATGATGACCATGTGCCCGGAAGGGAAAGTCCCAGATGGGTTGAGATTGGTCGCCGTGTTCGTGTTGAACCTGAAGACGGTGCCACCGTCGAAGGTGAAGGTCTTGGTGCCCCCACCTGAAGCCACGGTGACCAACTTGTCGGGTCCGAGCCTGAACGTCCTCCTAGCACCGTCCTGATAGCCTGAGAAGTAGAGCACGTCGTTGGTCTCCGTATCCCCAGTGTCATCAGGGCCCCTGCTCATCCAGAGGGCTCCCAAGTCGGAGCCGGAGAAGTCTCCCTGCTCGATGGAGGAACTACTGTGGAAGTTGTCAAGGTCCACGTTCGAGTCCACGCTTGCGCTAGAGTCACCGGTCATGGGCACGAGGTAGAGGGGGCTTGGTCGTAGGAAATGCCTCTTGTCATTTACTTGGCTGATGGTAATATCAAGACCGTCTGTCCCTGTGTTGGTACCAGACGCAGACCCGTTGAACGTGGCCCTGAGCGTGGCGAGCACGATACTCTGCTTGACGGTGAGCGATGAGTCCGGGTCAGACAGGAAGTCGGAGGGCGTGGTGGGGTAGGCCGACGATGCCAGCACGGCATCTCCCTGCTCGAAGTGAATGTGCTGCGCGTCCCCGTCCGTGCAGAGGTAGACGACGAACAGGCACTCCTTCCCACTGGTGAGGGCCGTGAACGCGCCGTTCTTGTGCACGTTGCTCGACGCCTTGTTGATTGTCACATCCTGAGTGCCTCCCGGCCCACCGGCGAACGAGTAGACGACGTTGTCGATGACAACATGCCCACCAGTGACTGTTACAACGTGGGAGGTGCCGCCTTTGACGACTATGGCGCCGGGGAGACTGCCGGGTGTGTTCCTGTCGCTGTTGTCGGCTATGCCGTCCTGCAGGAGCATGATGCCGTTGCCCCTGAGACCCTCGTAGATGTTGGTCAGGCTCGGGCTCAGGATGTGGCTCCCGTCTTTCAGTGAGTCGTTCGTTCCAGCAGTGTGTCCAGACAGTGAGTTCGCCATTTTATCGCACCTCGATTAGCATTTGTATCTTGACCTCGTTCGTCGAGGTCTTGCTGATAGGTCGTATGGTGTGGCGGGTGATAGGGGTGAAGTTGCCATTGGTATCACGTAGTTGAACGTGTATCTCCTTCAAGGAGTCATCGAATGATTCGCTGGTGGGAATATCAGCCTCGATAAGGAGAGTGGCGTCGTCGATGACCGTCACGGTGGGTGTCAGGGTGATGGCTGGTCTCCCAGCAGAGCCGTCGCTCGAGGTGGATGGAGTACCGTCGAAGCCGAGCACGACCTCGTTGATGTTGCTGGCTATGGTGTCTATCATGAGCCTCTTCAACGTGTCACTGGCCGTCATACGTCATCACTCCTCATGGTAAATGAGTGTGACTTTTTGGTTCCTATGGACTCGTTCCCTAGACCAATCGTGCTTCTCGTCATGTTCTTACCGATGATGAAACCGCTTGGCGACACTGTCCTTGTCACTGTTATCGGGGTTATCACTATTTCTAAGCCGTCGAAGAGGCTTATCTCCTCTCTCGTCACCTGCTCCGATTCGTCGTACGCTTGAGTATAGGCGGCACTGATGCCACCATCCGCTATCCCCTGCAGCACTCCCTCTATGCCCGTGTCTAGTGACAGGAAGACGAAGTCCGACTCCTTCTCGGAGAATCTGTGAACGGCCTCCATGATGACGTGCCTCTTGCCTTTGAAGACCACCATCACACCGGGTCTCAAGTCCCAAGAGTTGGGATGACCCTCGGTGGTAATGGCACCGGAGGATATGTTGTTGGCTCTGAGTATCATCCTAGCAAGCCTCCTAGCCGCCGCCTCCGTCTTGATACTGGTATCGAACACCGGTTGGTTCGCCTGCTGTATGTCGAAGTCGAAGGAGCCCTGCTGCCTCGCCCTGTCGTCCACGGTGACCTCGGCCTTGAGGTTGAGGGCCAACGGCGACCCTTGTACAGTGACCCTGTTCTCCATGTTGTCGACTGGGTTGGTGTGCTGCCCGCCTAGCCTGAAGTTCTCATCTAGCGCCCTACCGGCCTCTGACAGGTTGAAGGGAACGAAGAGTAAGTTGCCGAACCTATCGAAGTAGGTTACCCTGCCGTCCTGTCTTGAGATGAATTTCATGGCTTGGAGAATCGGTATCTGGTTGAAGTCCTGAGCGAAGAACTTGAGACTGTGCTTCCTCCTATCGGTATTCGTGGACGTTACCTTTCTCGGTAGGGACAGATTGACCGACGTCAGTGTACCAGTCAGTCTCCTACCGAGTTGCATCGCTAGGTCGGTGGTTCTGAGACCGACGTCGATTGACTGGCCTAAGTGAACATCACCCCCGGTATAGCCTATGTCGTTCAATGATAGGCCTTGCATGTTGGGTAGGTTGAGTGTGATGCCCTTGTCGCTGGTGACGAAGGAGGAGCCCTTGAGCCTCTGCTGCTTGGGTTGGTTTGAGTTATAGAGCAGCATCGACGGTTTGGTGGTGGTCGATATCCTCTCGCCTGAGAAGAATGGGGCTCCTTCGTAATTGTGACCCGGACGGCTGGTGTGGGTCATCTGAACTGTACTGTTGCCCTCTGCCAAGGTGTACCTGTTCGATGATGCTACCGTGTACGTGGCGTTGTTGCGGTTCTCTATGGTAACCTTGTTCTTGCTGCTTGTCTGGGAGGACAGGAGGGCGTGGTGGAACGCATTGTCCACGAACACTGGCTTCCTTACTTCGTTCATGGTAGTATCTAGGCTGACATTGAACTGACCAGCGTCGTCATCAACCAAGGTCATGCAGCATCACCACTGTGGTCGGAGGTGCCGAACGTCACATCACCCTTGTGGCCCTTGGGGTGCAGAGTCTGGCTGTATCTTGGCTTGATGGAGAAGTCCTTGCGCTTCACCGGGTCATCGGTCTGGGCTGCTGTCCTCCTCCTTGGTGCGTCGCTCCTGTGGTGCTGCAGCGTGTTCTCTGAGGTGATGAGCCTGCATACGGTGCTCGTCAACGAGGTATCGAAGTTCGTCACTGCCACCCCTCCCAAGTTGGGACCGTGGGAGGTCGGTATCTGGTCAGCGGAGCCGCCGCTGCTGGTGTCCATGTAGACTATGGGTACGTATGGTCCCTTGGTGTCCGGGGTCGAGCGTGTGTCAGGGAAGTTGTTGGAGGGTGTCCTACCAGTCGCCTCGTAGGTGAAGATGCCGTACTTACCACCTGCCGTGGCTTGGAAGTAATCACCATCCGACTGCTTGACGGCGGTGGTCTTCGGCCTGTACATCTCGACGTGGAATCGGTCGAGGACCCTGTTGGGGCGCAGAAGGAACCTCACAGTGGAGTCGGTGTCGTTGTTGCGAACCCCGTCGGTGCTGTACGTCGATACGTCCTGATACGGATTGGAGGTCTTATTCGCCCCGGTGAGTGAGTTCACTCCCCATCCGGTGTCGTCGAAGAGACCCGCGAACGCTCTGGCCTCGAGTATGTAGTCCCCGCCCATAGGGCGCATGTTCGACGTATGACTGAACTTCAGCACGGAGTTCGTGGTACCGTTCGTGTCGCTGAAGAGGAGTGAGTTGTAGTTCGCGTCGACTAGGCTCTGGTTTCCGGGCATGTGGGCGCCTTGCAGCACTGTCCTCTGTCCTACGTTGCGGTCCGTGTGAAGGCTGTGCGCCTCTGTGTTGATGATGATGTGGGACTTCTCCAACTCCTCGAAGTTCTCAGCGTCCACTCCTATCCTCGGTGAGTTCCTAGATATGACGTCCTTGTGAGGTGAGTCTCCCACGACCTGCTCCACCCTGTCGCTCACAACAGCCTCGGGCTTGAGCAGCCCATCCTCGGCCACACCCAGCCTCGCGCTTATCCCACGCTTGACTTCATCGGCTTGCAGTACGTCGTTACGGGGGCGTATCAAGCCATCACCGAACAGGGGCTCCGCTGTATTGTGGCTGAGAACGAGACCAGTGGTGTGGACGGGGGTGGAAAGGTCGGTGAGAACATCCTCGTTGAACATGGTAGGGTACCTGACTCCCCTGCCGTTCCCCATGTCGCCAACCCTCAGAGCGTTGGTCGGGGCGAAGACGTCGACGAGGACGGTGCCTACGTTGGTGTTATCCGAGTTGAGGCGCCCGCCGAACCTCGGTATCGTGAAGTTGCTGGTGACGCTGACCTGACCGCTTGAGTTCACGACGTTCTTGAGGTTGAAGATTGGGTTGCCGTTGTTGTAGACTCTCTGGAAGGGAGTCCTGCCATTGGTTCTGTCGTACTCATAGGCGTCTCCGCAGTCCCATGCGGGTCTAATGCCGAATCCACGCACTGGAGCACGCCTTACGTCCTCTCCACGGGTGTTGCCCCACCAATCCACCAGATAGTACTGCGCGGCCTCTGAGAGCCTCGTAATGGCCTTTCCTTCGGTATCACCCCACCAGTCCCTCTCTACCTTGTTGCTGTTCCTCAGCGTTCTGACTGGTGAGCCGAATGGACGAGTCATCCTCCTACCGTCGCTGTGCCTCACTTGGAACTCGTACTTGTCCATCCCGAGCATGGCTGAGAAGTTGGTGAGCCTCTCCATCACGCCAACGTAGGTGTTGGGGAAGGTGGAGTTTGAATCGGTGTCCCCACCTGCGTACGTCCACGCCCTCGTCTCCAACTGGACTAGGGGCCCGGACCTGTACCCAACGGTGGTCGCTGAGACTCCGGTCATCGCGTCCTCGAGGATGGCGCGGGTTGGTATCAGCCCCCAACGGGGTCTGTTGCAGGCTTGACGTACAGCGATACGGTAGCCATACGGTAATCTGTGGGTACTGGCTGTGGCGAGTTTCTCCTTGACGATGCCCTCTCCTCTGGAGTATGAGGCGTCTATGGTGCTGTTGTCCTTCCATCGATACAGGTCGTCCGATGCGTATGCCCTAGGTACAATCCAACTGGCAGAGGCCTGCATAAACGCATCAGGGCGGCTTGATTGGGGTCCTCCTCTGGTACCACAGGGCCAGAACCTGTTGAGCATGATGTTGGTGCTCGCCTGATTCACACCTGCCTGATTGTGGTCCGAGTCAGCAGCCGCCACAGAGCCGACCTTGTCGACGTCTGGGGTCTTGACTCGCAGGTCGAATGGACCGTGGCTCATCGAATAGACGACATCGTGGTAGTGGATGGTCTGGAAGTGGTCGGGCATTATGTTGTACTGGGCTGCGTCAACCGCCCTATCGGTGGTGGTTCCACCCCATGTCCTGCTCGAATCAGAGTAGAATGTATACGGTCTACCTAGATTTGGATGCCACATGCATAGGAATGCATCTGGTACATGTAATCCAACAGTATCCTTGGTACCTTTTTTCAACTGTGGTAGTATCTTTGTAATTATACTTCTATTCGTATCTGTGAATATATCCTTGGCAGGTAGATTGTCATATGCCGTAGTTAGTCTCAATTCCATACCTGTTGCTATTGTACCGGTGGTAGTTACTCCGGTGAATGTCTTGGGTTCGTTCACAGCACCGCTCTGCAGCCCGCTGCGCCTTGTATAGGTGGCTACCTGCCTCTTTCCATTGGAATCGGTGTACTCTAGTTTGTGGTTGTAGTATGGCGTCTCTGGGAACAGTGAGGCATCATCAACGGTTATTGTGATATTAGGACTACTACCTGATGTATTTATCACGGTACATGTTGGACTTAGGGATGTATTTTGTAATATATGCGAATATATGTCAGGGTATATCGATGGATATCCTGCAATTGTCAATTGATTACCTATACTACCTAGTGTACTTCTTGAGAACTCGTAGTAATTATATGGGGTATATTGAGATATATGTCTGAAACCACTTGAATTACCATCATCAGGTGCCACACTATGCAATATACTCCACCAAGGTATGTTCAATGTATATCCGGGTGTGGCTTTGCTCATCATGGTTGTATATGGGAAAGCCCTGCGTGTGAATGATGGACTCTCGGTCAATTCTATGCCAAAAGCGTTGTACAGCGACAATGGTGGTATGTTGGTGAAATGCTTGCCGAAGTCAGCGTCATGGTCCAGTATTACCTCGTTGATGAATATCTCGCATCCCCTGACGTCTGCTTGGGTTGCATCGGATAGGTAGAGTACGAGTGCTCCTACCCCAGCCACGTATTCGGTGCCGATTACGGTATTGACCTGCTGTCCCGTTAGTTTCTGCGCGGATGAGTAGAAGTGGTATCCCACCAACTGTGTGTTGAGCACGTTGGGTTGTATGACTATCTGGTAGGCTCCTACCTCCTTCGGGTCTGGGAAGTGGGCCTGTAGGGTGTAATTGTTGGCTGCCTCGAGGACGATGGTGTGTCCTCCTGCCTTGTTTATGATGCCTGCATGGCCCCTGCTGCCAAGGACTCCATACCCATCCCACTTGACCTTGGTCTCGAACATCAATGTGAATGCACCACCATGGATGTCGCTTGGTGCCACGGGCGCCGACACGCCGCTGAAGAACAACTCGGGCTCGAGTGGGCTCATGTAGTCTGTGACGTCGGTAGAGATGTCCGAACTGACCGAAGTGGTCGTCTTCTCCTTGTCGAAGAGGTCCCTGTCCCTGTAGCCCCTCGTGGATGCTCTCTCTGCCAAGTGCCTCTTGAATATGGACTGGTAGGCTGGGTGGGCCCAGTGTCCCGGTAGCATGGGCATGGTCGGTGTCACGTAGTGATGACCCATCCTCGGGAACGGCATCGGGGTGAGTTGCGGCTTGGTGTATCGGGTGTGAGCAAGCGTGTTCGCGTCACCGTCCATGTAGTGGGTATGAGCCATGTCGGGTGAGGCGCCACTCACCTCTGCGTGGTCTCTGAGCCTCTGTGCTGCGAAGAAGCGGGCGCTTCCTGCGGGAACGTAGTAGGATGGTACCACATCTAGATTGGCGACAGTCTGCGCCGCTATGAAAGCAGTGAAGTCCACATCACCTACTATGCCGGTGAAAGTAGTACCGGATATCCCGGTGTAGGATGCTACGACACTCTCCTCTGTCGTCGGGTTGAAGATGCGTATGAAGCGCCTGTCGTCCTTGACCTCCTTGGTTCCGAAGGATGCGTCGTATATTCTGGCGTTGATTGTGGCATCAACGGTCAGCACGCTGGTCGAGGCGTCCCAAGATGAGACGTTGAGCGCCTGATTCTCCACGCCGTTCGCATGGGTGTAGGTGGTGGGATAGCGGTGCGTGTGGCTGTGTCCCATCTTCGTGACGTGGAAGAACAGTGACCTATCGTGGAGTTCGTATGACAGTTTGAGCGGGTTGTTACCAGTGGCCCTCTCCCACCCGGTTGTCCTGCTGACGTTGTTGATGCTGTCTATATGCTCCCAGTTGTGGTCCTCGTAGGTCGGCCCCTTCCTAGGGGAGGAGACGGAGGAGTCGAACAAGTGCCCTGTATGGGTATTCGAGAGGTCGGCGTGCAGCATTCCACCGCTGCCGAATGACTCAGTCTGATACGCCTGCACCGGGTCGAAGCCGGAGCGGACCACGATATTTCCGGGTATGGTGTCGGGGTCTGGCAACTGCACCATCATGGAGGGAGTGTTGCCGCTGTTGGCCAAGGCTGGGGCGTTGCCCTCCACTCCCCTGTCCTTGAGCACCATGAACGAGCGTATCACGGTACCGAGCGGGCTTCCACCCTGCAGGGTATGCTCTTGGCCCGAGTCATCGACGACGACCGCCTCGTCGAACTGCATCTCCTCGTTGGGGATAGTGAGGATACCACCAATGGTCTCATCATGCTTCTCAGCGAGTTGCGGGTGTGAGAGTTCCTGCGCCTGCAGCACCGGCATCATGGCGCTGTTGGTGGTCTCGAAGGAGAAGCGGACGTTGCCATACAACTTCTCACCGCTCGTATGAGCCGTGCTGCTGGCGACCCTCGTGGTCCAAGGCACCGCACCGAGCCCCCTAGCGTTGAGAGCGGGCAGTGAGAGATTACCGCCGTCCATCCTCTTCCAGACGATGTGCTCGGTGGAGAAGTTCAGGGCTGATGACCTCTTGTACAGGTCGTATGCGAGTATGTCTCCCTTCCAGAAGTCAGTGGGGAAGTCCCCATCAGACGTGTACGAACCGCTGGTATAGAACTCCGGCACGACGTTTCGCTCTGCGGTGATGCCGGTCTCCAAGTTCTTCGAGCCGAGGGAGAAGTCGAGGTCCGTCACCAAGTCGCCTGTCTTCGCCCTGTCTGGTGTGGCGTTCTCAAGGCGGAGGTCCGTCACGTTGCCCGTGTGGAACGTATAGACACCCGTGTCGGTGGAGTCGGTCTCTAGAGCAGTGTCATTCACAATCAGAGCCTCGACGTTGGGACCTGCGTGTGCTGGTGCGATGAAGCGGTCTTGGGCGTGGAACCTCTCGTCCCACCTCGTGGTACCAGCGTAGCGTAGCGATGGGGACCCCTGACCCTTGACCATGAGCATGTCACCGACGCAGGTGGATGAGTCCCTGTCCTTCTTCGCTATCAGGGCGAACTCCGACTCGCATGCGATTACGATGAACGCCTTGCTGAACAGTCCCTGTGGGTGAACGAGTTCCTCTGGGAAGGTGGTGTCTATGTCGTAGTGGGATGGCTTGGCATGGAGGGTATGGGGAGCATTGTCATCGGTGTCCTTGCGGGAGTAGGAGAGGCTGTTCGTAGTGTACGTGTACGAGGAGTATGGGTTGTTGATGTAGGTCATCAATGCGCTCCCGAGACCGTCCACGGGTGGTGTGCTCTCGGGTGAGCGTGGAAGAGGTGCTGTGGTGGGTATGCCGCCAAAGCCGCTCAGTACGCTGGATGCGCTGCCGTATGGGGAGAAGCCGAGTTCGCTGTGCCAAGCACCGAGACCAGCACCGTAGCCCTCGGTGTCGACGCGTAGGCTGTTGAGGTAGGAGTACCGCTCACCATGCCAGCCCACTGAGCCTATGGGCCTCGTCCTGTCGACCGCATCGACGAGCCCTGAGAAGTGGGCTTGGCACATGTGGTCGCGTGTGGTGCTTGCGACGTTGTTGAAGCGATGGACACCAGCCTTGCTCCATACGTAGATGGACCCAGCGAGGCTGCTGACAGCGGTGGAACCGTCGTTGAGCGTGACGTAGGACTCGAACTTCTCGCTGTTGGTTATCCTGTTTGGCGCGAGGTAGAACCTGACCTTCCAAGTACCACCATCATCGAAGACCTCCCTCGAGTGGTAGCATCCCCAAGCAGGTACGTCAGCACCGCCGCTGGTACTGGCCTTTATCCACCCGCATGCCGGTATCTGCTCCAACTCGTTCTGTGTGGTGTGGGTGCTGCTGGAGTACTCCACATAGTAGGGGTCGGTTGATACCTGATACGCGCTGAATGTCTCGAGTTCGACCCAGCCGTATCTGTCCTGTCTCATGGCGTTGCCCATCGAGGGCATGTGAGTCCCTCCCATTGCCTTGAGAGCGCCCTTGCCGGGGAAGGTGTTGATGGCAGCACCGACCACGGTTGCCAACTCCTCGCCGTTCTGACAGCGTGTCGCATCGACTATGATGTACTCGCTGTCGACGTCAGCAGCGACTAGTTGCCCCTCGCTTGCTGTGTAGCCGAGCACCTTCGTGGTGAGCATACCAGCGACACGGAAGGCCGTGGGATGCACTTGGGTCGTCGGTCCCCACACGGACAGGGTGGTGTCCCCATCGGGGTGGCTGGGGTTGACTGCAATCTGGTTGTCCATCCAGTGCCCACCGGGGTGGTACCCACCGTCCATGTGCCACACCATGTCGGCGCCAGTGGCTATGCCGAAGCCGATGAGGGGATTGTGTCTCAAGGGCATGCCCCTCCTTATGGTCAGGTCCGAGGCACTGAAACTAGCACTGATACTATCGTCATTAAAGTACTGCCCGTACATCCTGCCGTTTTCCGGTCGCTGTTTTATTTTCGAGTAGAGGGAGAGTGGCTTGCCGGTGGCTGGCTCCCAGTTGAGTGGGGTGCGCCAGTGGAAGGCGTGGTAGGCGCTGTGATAATCAGCGTCCTCCGGCATGTAGTTCCCGTCTTGGTTCTCTATCGGGTTGGGGACTATGTTTCCGGGCACCTTCGACCAAGTGTTGCCCACGGTCAGGACAGCGCCTGTGTGCGGGTGCACTGAGTCAGCCCCCGTCATGTTGCTGCTGTCTGCCACCTCCTGCGTGAATGGGAATGCCTGACCGGGTCCGAAGACGATGTAGGTCGTCTTGTTCTCGGTGCTGGTTATGTGGTCGTCGTACCTAGCCGTGGGATGGGCGAAGCGCAGGACCAGTGGGCTTGGCTTCTGCACGACCACCCCTGCGGTGTATGGTGCGCTGTTGGGGTGACCGCTGTTGATTGCGCCATTGGAGTCGTCCAAGTCAGGTGAGAGGACGTTGTCCCTGTTGTGGGCGGGTGGTATGATGCTGCCACGGTGCTGGTTGAGCAGGGCGGTGCCGGGGAAGAATGAGAGCATGGCATTGGCATCGAGGATGGCATGGCTGGTGACAATCTCGTTGGCGTTCTGTATGCCTGACACACCAGTTGGGCCAGCAGCGTAGGGATGGGTGTAGAACTCCGAGTAGTCGTTCATGGTACCGTCGTTGACATCGAGCACCACGCCGCTGAAGCCGCCGCCGAAGAACACGGGCACGTTGTTGTCGACGCTGCTCCTCCCACCACGGAAGTGGTGTATGGGACTCGAGTCCACGCTGCCGAGCGAGCGGAGGCCGCATACCTCGGTACTCCTGAGATTGCCATAGTGAGATATCACACCAGTGTGATAGGCGGTGTCCGTGGTGTCTCCTGATGTCCCATCACCGGCGAATGCTGTGACCCATTCAGAGGTGGCAGTGTCGTTGTCCCAAATCAGCGTCTTCAAGTTTCTCACATCGCCTTGGTCATCGCCTGAGTGACCTTCGACGACTGCACTGGCCTCTGGGAACAGGTAGATTTTCTTCCTCTCACCGAACGAGGGGACTGTTCCGTTCGCTAGGGTGGCAGGAGCGAGGAAGCCCCATAATTCGTCTTGTGCAGTGTTGGTGTCGATGAATATTCTTTGAGAAGCAGTGGTGACGCTGGTGTATCGCAGCATCGGGTTGTTGACGCAGGGCAGTATATGGTCACCGCTGTGGTCGGTGAACTGACTACCTCTCAGATTCCTCGACCAGTTCTCTATCAGCGTCCCGTTGACCTCCTCGTTGAATGAGTCGATGAGCAGGGGCGTCCTCGTGTTCGTGTTGGGACCGTTCGCCTTGCTCGTCACTTGGAGCAGGGTGTTGGGAACGTATCCGCAGTCTATGTCCCTACCCGCGTCTATGTTGCCGTCCGTGTTCGCCCTCGAGGTGCCGAACGACCAGACACCATCAGAGCCGGCGTCCGCCTTCTCGACCTCGCCGTACTCGAGGTGGGCGGCCTTGATGCCGAAGTCGGGGTGTATGCTCGCTGTGAAGAACTGGGCTATCGGCTTGACGAATCTGTCAGGGTTGTAGGCCCTGATTCTGATGGCATCTGCTCTGACGCCCATCTCCCCGAAGGTCTGACCGTTGGTTGCATACATGTCCCTGCAGTCGAACACTACTCCCTCTGGGTTGTTTATACCGTGGTTGTTGATGGCCGCTGCTGTCGCTACCGCCATCAGTTCGTCGGTGATGAGGGTGGTCCAGTTCATCGTGGGTGATATCAGTCTCGCAGTCAGAGACTGGTCAGACGTGAACTCGCTCTCTATCCCTTGGAAGCGGTGCTCACCAGAGGCATCGTTCGTGCTCCTCGACGTGTACGAGAGAGTGAGCCCTGTGTTCCCGTTCCCCGCTGAGTCTGTGATTTGCACCCTACCGTCCTTCTTGGGAAACCCGAGGTAACCTAGCATGTCAGGGTGTGTGAGTGTGCTCGTGTCGTCGTATGGGTCTTCAAAGATGACCTTGAGGCTCTTCGACACATGGAGGTATGTGACGTTACACTTGATGGCCACGTCACGGGCGGCGACGGGATTCCACTTGCCACCGTAGAAGGCCTTCTCCGTGTCACCGGAGAAGCCGGTCATCCCACCTGTGGCGTCACCTTGACCGACCATGTGCCCACCTATGGTGAAGCCTCCCTGTGAGTTGGTCCTGTCATCGAAGAAGATGCAGACCTCATCTTCTATCGTGCTCGGTAGGATGGTGTTCTCATTTGCGAAGGGCTGCCCCATCTGCCTGTAGATGAGACGGACGGTGTGGTTCTTCCCCCTGTGGTCGGTCATTTTTATGCCGTAGACGGGGGATGTGCCGAACTTCTCCTCCTTGATGTCGGCTGCCGGTACATAGTCCCCGTACGTGGTGATAGTGTTGTTGCCGTATCGCCTTGCGAAGGAGTCGTCGCCCTTCGGGCCCATGCCCCACTGTCCTGCGACTGGCGACCAGCCGGGGACTCCTGCCTTGACCAAGCCACCGAAGTTGACCCTGCCGACAGCGTTGGTGCCGGTTCTGAGTCCCTCTACTAGGCTCTTGTCAGTGGACTTGGGCTCGAAGGAGTCAGCGGCGACCGTGTTGCTACCAGAGCCACCCACCGCGTTGGATATCGCTCTGAGGACAGGCGACTCCGTGTTGTTGTCACGTGATGAGAAATCGAGCGATGGCATCGAGTCCATTCCCGTCAACTCAGCGTCTATCAACTGATGGAGCGTGGTGATTGGCGCGAACGGCCTACCGTGCTTGTTGAGTGGTAATGGTGCTGGGTGCATGTTCTCGTTCTCTATCTCGTCTGGCATGCCCCAGAAGTTCCTCCACCTGCCACCGTGACCCACGATGAACTGGGGCTTGTAGGACGACTGACCCTTGCTGTTGTCGAGCCATACGCAGAAGTTCCTACCGCTCGCACCGGGAACAGTGCTGTGAATAACGACGGTGTATCCGGGGTTACCGTCCAAATCCTGAACCTGCCTCCCTATGTGCGCTCTGAGGTAGCCCATGTGAGTGCCCCTGTCACTCGACTCGAATGCGTCGCCAGCGTCCCACCAAGGGGCGGGGTCGTGTGCACTGCCGGTGGTGTTGGCATCGAAGACCCGCTTTGCCTTGGTCGCACCAGCCTGATTGATGATACGAACCATCTCATGGGCTGCGCTCTCTATGTCTGTGACATCCTCTGCGAGGGACAGGGAGCCGACGTCTATGTCCAGTCTCCTGATGAACTCCATCTGCTTCCATTGCGGTAGGTGCTGCAACCTGCTCTCCTCATGGGAGGTGAGGTCGAGGGTGTTGGCTCTAATGCCCTTGAGAGCGAGGAATGCGGGGATGACCCGTGTGCCGTCTGGAGTGTCGTGGAATGTGCTCGGCTCTCTCAGAGAAGCATTGGATGTGCCCTTCCTGAGTTTCTTGAGTTCAGTGACGAAGAGGTCACCGAAAGACCTGACTCTGGAGAACTCGTGCTTGATTGTGGCGAAGAGAGGCAGCACCGTCTCATCCGACGTCCTCATCTGCGAACTGTCACCAAGCGCGTAGTCTGAGAGGCCACCTGACAGTGAGTAGCCCGTGTGGGAGTGGTGTCCATGCGCCTTGCCGTATATCGATGGGGAGGTCGCGCTGGTTGACGATGCTGCCATGCTCGAAGGCAAACTGCCTGACAGGGGAGTCAGCACGTCTGTACCTATCCTGTTGGCGACGTCATGGGCGTAGGCTGACTCGATGAACTTGGACTGCTGGGTGGAACGGAGGTAGGGATTCTGCGAGGGGAACCCGTTAGCGACGTCTATCTGAGTGGTGGCCCAAGATGGTCCTCCCCCTGTGTTGGTGGCGACGTACTCTGCCAAGTCAATCAGGGAGCCGTCCTTGATGAATTTCCTCGGCCACCCTATCTCGACGTTCTTGGCACTTGTCTGCACCTGCATGAAGATGTCTTGGAAGGCGATGAACTCCCTGTCATGGGCCACGTCATAGAGAAGCACTCGGGTGTGGTCGTCATCAGCGAGGTATGGGTCGACGTATGCCACCGTGGGTGCGTCGGAGGCATTGAGGCCCAGCGCCTTGTAGTTCTCCTCGATGGTCTTGTTCACGTGCTGCGCGTAGTTCTGGGCAGTCTCTATGCATGTCTTGCCGATGAGGAAGTTCTCCAGTGGCACGCTGCTGCGGGGCTCGTCGCTGAGCGTGGCAGCGCCGCCTGTGAATCCCTTCCATACCCTCGCCTCGTTCAGGACCCCCCTGCTCTTGGCGAAGAGTCCCTCCATAGCGTGTGGGTTGTTGAGCGTCATGTTCGACCATACGGTGTCTCCGTTCCTGAAGCCGCCAGAGGCGTATGGGTAGACCCATGTCCTGTTTAGTATGGCGTCGGGGTCCTCCACGAAGGCGTTGCTGAATGAGATGAAGAGGGGTTGGGTAGTTACCGTCGTCGCTGCATTGGCGGTGAGGGTGACCGTGTAGTCAGTACCACCCGATAGGTCCCTCGTCGTCATCTTGGATACGGTTCCGATTGGAGTCAACTTCCCGCTTGCCTTAACGAACAGGTGGTCCCCCTTCCTGAGATTCGGTCCCAGTGTGTTTGACGTCAACGGACTGGTACCGACTGAGAAGAGGCTGACTGATGCGCTGCTGGTGGAACTGGCTGTGAGGGTCCACCCAGTAGCCTCTATGCAGTATGCGTCATACTCCTCGTCCAAGATTGATGCGTTGTTGACGGCGTTTATGTTCGACCTGTCGAAGTTGAGGATGGCCCTGCTCCTCCTGCTGAGGGTGATGCGGTTCCCCTCTGTCAGATACGAAGGTACGGACCCAGCACTTGGGTTGTAGAAGCCGAGCGCGATGGAGTTGGCAGGCACGTCATGGCTGTCAGCGGTCCTTATCCTACCGTAGTAGTGCAGCCTCCTCGTCGTCCCGGCGTCGTCCAATTCCACCTCATAGAGGAAGTCACCCACGCTGAAGTCGAGGGAGGTCTGGCTGTCGAAGCCGAAGTCTGGGAATGTGGAGAAGTCCTCGTCGGATGAGAGTGACACGATTGCTATCCCCATACCACCGGGCCCACCGTCATCGACGAAGCCCCTGACTGTGGCTATCACACCAGTCGCCCTCTTGGGGACGATGCGAGCAGCGTGGGGGTTGCTCTCAGGACCGGCCTTGAACTCGACTGCACTGACGTATTGCCTAAGCCCGTAGTCGACATTGCCGCCCTGCGTCTTCACACTGGCAGTGTCGTGGTAGTGCTCGGAGCGATTCTCATATGCGACGCTGGGGGTGTACGGCTCGTCTCCGATAGGTGTGAGCGACTCGCTCGGGACTCCACCACTGAGGAAGACCGGCATCCCCACCCTGTACTCTCTCCTGAACTGCTTGGTCATTGCCCATTCCTTGTCGGGTATGACGAGGTAGCCACCTGCATTCGCCTCCGTGTAGAGGGCCCAAGCGCCGCTCTCCAAGAACACCCTTCTGAACCTAGGTCTGTTGTCTATCCCCTGATACTTCTCGGTGTAGGCGCCTGATATGGCGGATGAGGATGGGAAGATGGTGATGTCACTGACGTGGAGTTGCAGGTTGCTTCCATCCACCACTATGTTCTTGCTGATGAATGCCCTCCTACCTGCGTTCCTCTTGCTGACTGCGAGGGCGTAGGCCGAGTGCTTGGCCCTGTCGCTGTTGAACGGCGAGCCCGGACGCCTGCCCACTGGCGTGGGGTTCCACGTGTGCGCGGTGTAAGTGGCGTCTACGCTGAGTCTCAGGGAGTTGTCAGGTCCGGGGAACACACCTGCGATGTCGTCGTCGAAGACTTGGTTCGTGAATATGGGTATCTCCACGAGTGCTCTGGTGCTCGCGTACTGGGTGCCGAGTTGATAGTCATGGTTGACGTCCTTGCCGCCCCCTTGGAACATGCGGTCGTTCACGGTACTACCATCCTCGCTGAGTGACTCGGTGCCGAAGTCAGGCTCCGATGACAGGACGACTGTGATTGGGTCGGCAGTCGCTCCCAATGTGACGTTGGATGCCTTGCCCGTTGCCTTGAGCCAATTGTCGAACGTGCCGTAGTTGGTTCCGTTGGCATCCAAGTAGCGCTGCGTCTGGGAACTGGAGTTGACCGAATGGATAAAACCTACAGTTTGATTATTGCTAGTACCTCCGCCAGCGGCAGGAGAGACAGAGGTCACTTGAGTCGAGGAGTCTATTCTGAGTATTCTAGCCTCACCACCAAACAGACTATGGTCTATTAGCATGCCAACAACGAGGTCGGATGTACCACCCACTATGTTGTCGATGACACCGGTGCCGCCATTGACGGTGGCAGTCTTAGATGCCTTATCGGTGAAAGTGAAAGCCGTTCCGTTCTTGGCGTCATAGAGGGCACTTGCACCGTCATCGAGGTACAAGCGTCCCTTCTTCGCAAAACCGTAGGTTCCCCAACTCGCCATGTTGGGAGACTCGTTGTTCATCGGCTTGACGTTGAGCGTGGCCACCTTGGCTGTGCTGTACGCCACGCTCTCGGTTCTGACGTGGTATCCTCTCTGCGTGGAGAAGGGAAGGCGGGATAGCGGACTGGGGTCGTATGTGGGTTTGATGTCTGATGCACCTTGACCGGGGCCACCGAGCGTGACGGTGACCACTGGTGCATTGGGCTCTATCTCTTTCACGATATGGGAGTCGGGGCTACCTGCGCCGGTCTTGGAGACGGTCCTGCTGACTGCTGCCTCGCTGAGACCACGACACTGAATCACTGTGCTCTTGACACCATTGCTCTCCTTCTCCTCCACGGACCGCACCCTCGCCCTGCTCATGTGGTAGAGTAGGGTCGTGATATTGGGCTCGGTAACATCATCCAGCGTGCTCCTTAGATGAGTCATCTGGTTGACTCTTCTGCGGTCACTGGGTTGAAGGTATATTCTCATGTTGGAAGTATTGCTATCGGTAATCGGGTGATTGTCAATCACATCGAAGAACTCGTGGATATGTGTGTTGCTGGACGTGCTGCCGCTGTCGAACTCACCGTTCGATGGACTTGAGACCACCGTCGATGGCTCTCTCCTCGAGTAGATGGTCTTGTCAGTCAGCGTCTTCTGCTTGCTGTTTGACACGGTGTTAATGAGCATTCGGTGGAAGACGCTCTCGTGAGTGTCACTGGTGGTGTGACTCGCCGTGACGATTTTGGGAGGGGTGTTCGGTTGAGCGGAGGAGTCGCTCCTCGGTGTGTAGTTGGTTGAGCCATCGGAGAAAGGCGTGAACCTCTCGTCCAACTCGTCATCCGACTCGTACCCCTCGCTCGTGTCACCGACGAGGGAGTTGGGCTTGGAGATGACGCTGTTGAAATCCGAGTTGCTCATGGTGACTTCGATGTACCCACCGGGCGCGTGTAGAGTGAGATTGCCATTGCCGATGGCCGTGTTGATGACGTCGTACACGGTGCTGCCTCCCCCGACCGGGGTGACGCCAGCGGGCACGGTCTTCTCGACCATGAGGTAGGGAGTCGCTGTTCCAGAGTCACCAGTGGCCTCCATCGACTTACCGGTGATGTCGATGGCGTTGTAGTGGACCTCGACGAAGGGTGCGAGATTGGAAGTTGACAGGCTGGGGACGTGGAGTATGGCCACTCTCGAGTTCCTGCTGGGCCTGAGATGGTACCTCCTCGTCTCGCTGTCTATGTCAGCAGCCACTGAGGGAAGTTCAGTGGGAACCGGTCCCCTGAGCATGAAAGGTAGGATGTCGAGTGCTGTACCACCTATGGCAATGACCTCTTTACTGCCAGTAGGCAGTCCGTTCCCCACTATCGTATTTACTTCGCTGGTGCTAGTAATATTATTGATAGTGAAGTCACCGGTGTTCTGGAGAATGTCCACTCTGGCGTTTATTCCTATCTGGTTCTCTACTCCTTTTAAGGCAGCATCATAATACACGTCTATTGTGTCGACTCCAGCGTCTATCGTCTGGTTGATGATTTCCTCGCTGGGGTCTGGGAGCATGCGTAGGAATGGATGACCGTCGACGTGATTGAGCGAGTGCCTACCGCTGTGTCCAATCTTGAACTTCTCATCGACCACTGTCGTGTCCCACGCTACTGCGAACGGGTTGTCGGTGTCGACGTCGGTCGTGGACATCCTGCTTGAGTACACTATGCCGTGATTGTCGTATCGACACTCGTCGATAATCATCTGACCGGTCCTGTCTATCATCTGAGTGGAGTAGTGGAGTGGTTGGTACGGGCTACCAGTACCGCTGTCTATCAGCAGGTCAGAGCCCACTACCACGAAGAAGTCGTCGACGTCGTTCGTCCTCGTGTGCAATGCTGTCCTCAGACCATTGGCATCACCGTTGACGAAGTCTATGTGTATGCTCGAGACGAGCATGTAGGGAGTGCTGTCTATGTCGTTGATTGAGTGTAGCCTTACCCTCTCTGGCGGCTTCTGGTTGGGCTTCTTCGTCTTCGGGTTGATAGAACCAGCATTGATGAGTAGGTTGTAGGGAACATGCGCGACGCTTCTGGTCGTCGTTGTCCCCGGTGTGGTGTGTGCGTCGAAGACCTTGTAGTTGCCCATCGAGTACGGTGATGCCGTGAAGTCGACGGTTCCCGAAGTGACCGTATTACCAGTGAGTGTGCTTGCCAGTGAAGAGGCATCGGAGGCTGTGGCGAACAGTATCTTGGTGAGACCACCGACGGTGCTGAAGGAGGGGTTAATCTCGAACAGTCCCTGAACGGGCGCGATTGGCTCCTCGAACCTGTAGAGCACGAGGGTGTTCTCATCGACGAGTGGTGCGTTCCTGTTGATTAACGAGTCTGTGAACCTGTTGGAGAGGTGCAGACCCTCCATGACTCCCCTGAACTGGCCTCCCTTACCACCGACGAAGATATGATGGTCGCTCTTGTTAAGTGTGAAACCGCTGTCCCTGAGCGCTTTCTTGACCATCAACTCACCATTGATGTAAAGGACCACGTCTTTACTACGTAGGGCAGCGACGACGTGTATGAGTGGCCTGTGATTGATGTTGAGTGAGGTCGCGTCGTCGTATGAAGAGTTGAAGCGATTGTAGGAATCGTGCGGTCCGCCGAAGGTGGAGGGTGGGTAGACGGTTCCGTCATACCCGTTGGTCTCCTCGACGGCTGTGCTTAGTCTGACGACCTCGATACCCGTGGGTCTGTCGAGCGTGACGGTGAAGACCGCTGGTCCGGGGGTGTCTACGTTGCCTATGCTTAGTGAGAACTGGTCCTGCTTCTGGACAATGACACCACCGCAGTCCGGTTGCACCCAAGCCTCTATGCAGAACTGGTTGCCGAACAGCCCGCTCGTCAAGGTGGTAGTCTGGGAGCCGCTAGGGTTGCTCGAGAGCAGAGTTGACATGGTCTTGCCGTCAGGTGTGAGGTCACCGAGTTTGGTGTGCCTGCCCTGTGGTATGATGATGCTGTCGCTGACGCCATCGAAGAAGAATGCGTGATTCGTTCTCCCCAGCACAGCCATCTCTTCACCGTTCAAATCATGTTGTCGATAGGTGAGAAGTCCATCCTGAACCCATACACACTCTCACCAGCGTCGTAGAAGGTGTCCATCTTGGTGACAGTACCCTGTATACCAGTGAAGTTGTCACCAGTGTCGAAGGTCGTACTGGCAGGTAGGGTGTTTCCCTCACTCCCCTTATCCTCAGCCTTCAGTTTGTTCCCAGTGGGCATGAAGAAGTTCCGGGCGACGTAGGTGTCACCACCAGCCTGTATCTTGGAGTTGTAGGGTATCTGGATGCCGATGATGTAGTCATGGTCACCTGCCAATGAGTTGACTGCTAGACCTCCAAAAGCGATAGCAGCGAATAACGACAGACCTCCCGTAGCAAGAGTTGCTCCTGCTGCAGTAACCATAGAAGCGCCACCTCCTATTGATACTGCAGGAATATTCCTACTTGAGTTGTTCATGATGCCGTAGAGGTCCATGACCTTGTCACCGGCGCTCTTGGCAGTGGAATTGACACCACCGCTGAAACCCTCCACGTATGGTACCCTCTTCCTCCCTTCGTAGGAGCCACTGTTCAGGAATAGGAAATCAGGGTAGGAGGAGTAATTACCAGCAGTGCCAGTGGAGTCTTGTGTTATCTTCAAAGCGCTGTTGATACCAAGCGAGTTCTGGTTGAGTAGGCTGTTCACCACGGTCGCTGAGATGTCCGTCACGTCGTTGTTTATCCAGTCAGCGACTCCTTGCGTGAACTGAACTGCGGTGATTCTAGTACCATCAGTGCTCTTGATGCGCAGTTTGTCGGTCACCGTGTTGTACCCCGGCGTCCCCGCTGTATGCTCGAAGTAGAGGTTGAAGAAATCACCAGCGGAGTTCCTCAGCCTGACTCTGTTGTCGCTGTTGAGTAGGAGGTTGTCGATGTTGTTGCTGGTGTTGAAGACGTGATTGAAGTCACCTTCGTTAGCGCCTCTCTGTGATACCGAGAAGTCGATGAGGCCAGATGCACTCCTAGCACCACTCTCCTGATTGTCGTCGGTGAACACACCCTCCACGACGATGAGGGACTTGTTCTTGTTGAGGTCTATGCTGAACCTTCTACCACCAAGGGCAGGTAGTGAGTGAGGGGTCACGCCCCTGTCAACCGTTAAGGCGATGTTGGTGGCATTGAGTTCGATGAGGTTGCCATTGTCCTGCACGAGTCTGATTGGTGTTCCGTTCGCTGCTGCCATGTCTATAACCTCGGTGCCCTCGTCAGACCGGCGTTGTACCTAGCCAGTTCCCTCTGAATCTCATTGCCTATCTCGAGTGCCATCTGCTTCTTGTCCGACCTATCAGTTATACCACCCGCGTTCACGGTGACGTTGACCGTGCCCTTGCTCTGGATAGCAGCGACGTCAGCCGCCTGTTGCTTGGACGATGCACTCGCGGCGAGTTGCTCCTGCTGTATCTTGCCCCTGATTATGGCATCTGCGTAGCCAGCATCGGACACCTGCTGAGCAGTTGTGAATTGGGACACCGGGGCCATCGCCTCCTCGACCTTCTTCTTGTCGAAGATGCCATCGAACTTCCCCTTGAGGAAGCCAAATGCCGAACCTAGTTTGTCCTCCACCTCGTCCTTCACACCCCCAATGGTGTCGGTTATCTCACCGAAGGCATTGGAGGCCATCTCACCGAGGCCACTGAACACGCTTGAGAAGGCACTGCCTATCCCGCTGATTGCACCGGTGATGCTCGATAGACCACCAGAGAGGCTGGTGAGTAGGCCCTGAAGGGACTGCATGGCGTTGATTATCGGCAGCACCATCAGAATCCATCCTCCATCTGTAGGAATGAGTAGTCGAGTGTTATCGTCTCGTTCCCTGTCCTCTCTTGCATGTTCACGCGTTTCCTCTCCTTGCCCTGCTCGTCATCGACCGCCATGGCCCAGACGAGCGATTGTTTGAACACGTCCCTCTCCATATTCAATACCTCTGTCAGCGATACACCATAGTGCTTGGCCACTATGTAGGCGAACAGTTGAGTTTGCAGTGAGATGTCCTCTGTCGTCTCGACCTTGCCGCTCGACAGAAACCTCTGCACCCTCATCTGTTCGCCTTGGTAAAATCCCCCTGTATCGCCTCCGCCAACTCAGTCGGCTTTGGGAGATGAGCACTGATTTGCTCGCCTATGTAGGCAGAGAGGTTCAGCATCTCATCCGAGGATAGGTGTGGGTTCGTTCGTGTGACGAAGTTGTCGAAGGCGTAACGCCAGTATGCATCGAGGTCGAATGATATGTTGCCCTTCTCAACGATGAACATCTTCTGTGCTGCTCTCTGCACGTCGAAGAACGTCATGTCGCGCACCCACACTTCCATCACGACCTCTGGGTCGTCGGGGTCCACTTGTATCTCATGTCGTTTCTCATTCGTCTGTGTCATTAATCTGTTCTTGTCCACTATCTGGGGCATCATCATCACCTATGGTTGCAGCCGCTTCTTCAGCGGGGGCATCCGACTCCTCCTCGGCAGCCGCTTCTTCAGCGGGGGCCTCGGTCTCATCTTCGTCCGGTGTATCGAGGAGTCCCTCGTCATGACGTCGTAGTCTCATTACGACCTCTGCCTTGGTTCCTCGAATGGTAATTTCCCTGCGCCTGCACTCCTCCTGCAGTTCACGCACGGTGTATGAGGAGTAGTCGCCCATGGCCATGGTCGGCTCCTCCACTGGTGGTGTAATCTCTGGCTCTGGCTCTGGCTCTGGCTCTGGCTCTGGCTCTGGTTGAGGGTCCTCTTGTATGGGCCCCCTATCGGCAGCCTCCTGTATCCTCTCTTGAATTTCATCCATCTGGCTCTCATACTCGCTGCCCCCTGTCTTGATTCTATCGATGAGGATGTCCCATCGTGGGTCAGCCGGTGGGTGGGCAGAGTCTGCGAAGTCAGTGTGACTGGAGAGCGCCTCCTCCGCTATGTTGACCCAACCGGGCTTGAAGAGTTCGTCAATCTCCGGTCTGGTTCTTACGTTCATCATCTCGGCCTTGAACGGAAATCCAGTCTTCTCACAGAGCCACTCGAGGTACGCTGCATGCCCATTCCTGTTGAAGTATCGAACTCTCTCTATATCTGTCGGCCACATCTTAATCCCTCAACTGTGCATCAACGTGTCCTTGGCTATGACGTGAACCGTCTTGGGGAGTATCTTCAGTGTGGAGCGTAGAGGGCCCTTGTCCTCGGGTATCGGCAATGGGGCCTCTACGATGAAGTAGTCGTCCATGACGATGTCGATTGACTCTCTCGTTGCACCTGCTCCTTGCTTGGTGAATGACAGTCGTATCATATCGGCGTCAGTGGTATCGCTGGTGTCGTCGTCGTAGTGGTCTACTGCTCTCCTCATCTTGTGGTAGAAGACAGGGTCGTCAACGATAATCTCCATCTCCAAGTCGTACTCCGTCTTGCCCTCCACCGCGAGGGATGGGTTGCGTGTCCCAGCGAAGGGGACTTGGTCCTCCTTAGAGTCGGCGACGTTCGCGCCGCTGATGGTGTAGTACTGCTGGACGCCAGTGGTACCGTTCAGATTGAAACTGACGACTTGACCGACCTGTACTCCTGCCACTGTAATAATCCCATTGTAGAACATGAAGGGCTTCTGAGTCCTCTTGGCGATACCAGACTCCTTGCGCTTCACCTCGGTGTTGGCGGTGTCCTCGAAGAGCCTGTGAGTGTCGTACCTGTCACCCTTGGTGCCCGTTTCGATTCTCCCAGTGTCCGTGTAGACTAGTGCTGAGTCGAAGTCGACGGTCAGCCTCAGTGCTGCGTCGGTGTCCGCTGTGAGGTTGAAACTGGTCACCTTGCACCCACGGAAGACTCGTGTGAGTTGCTTGGAGTCGCTGTTCGACCCATCGGTCGTCCCCTCGTTGCTGTCCGTGTCACGCCTCCTGATGCTGACCTCCATGGCGAATGATGGGATGTTCGTGCGTGAGAATAGTATGCGCTCGACTGGGTTCGTTATCAGCCCGTAGTTGGTGTTCGTGGTGGTCATGTGAGGACTGCCCCTCGTGCTGTCAGCCTCGTACTTCAGGAACTTGATGCTGGTGTCATCAGCATGGGAGAAATTCAGAGGGTCATCAACCCATATCCTACCTGACCCAGAGGAGTCCGATATAGCCACGATTCTCCTTATCTCCTGCTTCTGGGCCTTGCTCAGTATAGAGTTGGCTCCATTGGTGGGCCATGTGCCATCACTCGCGGTCTCCCTGTAGGTCTTGATGTCGGTGTTGTTGGTGTCAACGATTATGACGTAATCACCAGCACCGACTGGTGCTGGGCTTGCACCGCTTATCGTAGGGGCGGATGACCCTCCGTTATACTTGAATGAGGAGTCGCCCTGTGAAATCACACCGTCGGTCAGGAACGCAGCCCCTCCCGTCTGAAGTGTTCCACCAGTGGCGGAGGTCGCCTCGTGTCCGAGGCAGTAGTACATCCATCTGGCATTGTGCATGTTGGACTCGAAACTACCACCCGTGTTCAGGAACCTACCCGGAACCTGAACAGCCACGTCACGTCCTAGACCGACGACGTGGTACCTCTTGAGGTCGACTCTCGTCTCCGGTAGTGATATCGTGTTGACGAGACCCACGAACTGGTCGGTGAGCACACGCTCAGCGCTGCCCGAGGCTGTGGCGCTGTAGGTCATTGATACGTCCATGGAAGGCGTTGCGAAGGGTAGAATCTCCATGACGTCATCCGCCTTTGAGTCCTTTGCGCTGCTGTGGTCAGTTTTCAAAGCAGGTGTGATGGTGAGTTCAGTGCCGTACTTGGTACTATCACCTGAGCCACTGAGTACCACCACGTTGTGCTTGATGATAGTGTAGGAACGACCAGAGACGGAGAAGTCATCTTGATTGTCAAACTCAGGACTACCATTCTTGATGCTGAAGACGACCTTTGAGCCTACGAGCATACCGACTGGGAACTGGAGCACCGAATGACCAGTAGTGAGGCTTCCACCCACAGTAAGAGAGTCAGTGACGGGGGTGGATGCCGCACCACCGCTGAAGGTGATGACGCTGGTGTCCTTGACGAGGTCGCGGCTCCCTGCCTTGGCGATGAACTTGAATGAGCCTGCGTAGTCATGTGGGAGAACCACACCCGTCTCGTGACCGAATGTGACTTCGGTCAAATCTCCCTTGTACACTGTCGATGGCATGTCTACACCTATGGGATGAGTTCGGAGAAGATAACAACTTCTACTTGGAACGTGGTTCTGAAGAGTATTTTGGTTCTGTCGGACAAGTCAGTACGGGTCTTGTACACGAGCCTGTCCATGTTGGCACCGTCTCCCTTCCTCTTGGTGTGGATGATTCTGCGAATCTCGTTCTCCATCAACTGCTGATGTCGACGACTCCTCATGGTCCTCGCATCGAGTGTGATGTTTATCCTAGTGGTGACGAAGTCATAGAGGAGTTCCGGTGTCTCCTCGTTGTGCGCCGTCTCGAATACGATGACGTAGTCCCTGTTTCGCATGTCGAGTCGCTTGCCGGTCTCGGGGCTGACATCGGCCACGTCGATGATGACTGGCTTGAAGCCGTCGGTGTTGCCCCTGTTCCAGTTATCGATGAGGGTATCGATGACGAGATTTATTCCCTCACTGTATGTTGCGACCACGTTTCCTCACCACCTTTCTCTCAAATGCGCGTATGGCGCTGTTGTCCTCCACCTTTCTGAGGTACGACTGCGTGTCTGGCACTATCGCTCCTCCCTTGAAGTCTAGATTGTAATTGTTGTAACTGGAGTTCTCGGTGACCATTCTGGATTCTATCCTCATGATAGTACCCTTATCTGCTTCTCTACCATCCGGTATATCGGAGAGCGAGCGCTCCTCCTGCTCTATCCTCTCCCTCTGAGGCTGAGGGCTTTGTGAGAAGGCATCATGTAGTTGCTTCTGCAATTCGTCGTTGGTCTTGAAGTGGTCAGTAACTTGCTTGAGCAGCAGTTTCGTCTCGAACGACGGCCTACTCAAAGGCAATCACCTCGATGTAACGTGGTAGCATCCTGTCGATGTCCTGACGGTAGAGTTGAATCTTGGATGCGAGGTCCACGTTCTGCGAGCCCTCTGGTATGAGGACGCTCCTGTCATCGCTGAGCAGCAACTCGATGGCCACCATCTTGGTGCAGATGTCCTCGATGGCCTTCTCGACGTATCTCTCACCGTAGATGTATGCGACCTTGACGGCGTTCCACTCGAAGAACGGGTATGAGTTGTTGAAGTAGACTATTCCCATCTCGTGGTCCAACCAGTAATCACGAAGCCTACCTCTGTCACCGCTGGAACTCCCGCCCTGTAGGTCGACCTGCATGAGGTGTTGAGTGAGTGCGCCTGCTATATCAGAGAGCGCAGAGCCAACCACGATTGTGCAACCAGTGAAGGTTGTGGCTGTCTTGCCGGTGTAACTGAAGACGTCACCACTGGCGTCAACAACGACACCAGCGTCTGCGAAGCCATTTGTGTCGTCCACTGTTATGGTCGTGCTGTTGATGCTGCTGAAGGTGGCCTTGTTTATCTGAGTCTGTGATATCTCTATGTTGGTGTCGGTAGTGACTATGCTGCACACCTCACCAGCCTGTGTGGACCTCATGCTGGAAATCTTGACATGACCGCTACCATAGTCCGCATTGGCCGTTGCTAGGAACTCGTTATGTACTCCCACGTTGGAAGTACTACCCTCAAGGGTGAATGCGGGTGAGAACTCCACAGTTCCCTTGCTTACCCTGTCCTCCTTGTTAATGAGGTCAACAAGGTTCTGTGCGGTGGTTATCTTGTCGAAGTCAGCCCTCCATTGTGTGCTTGACGTTCCTATTGTGAGTGTAGCGGCGCTCCCATTGCCGGGAGACATGACAATTGAGCCTGAGAGGGAACGTACGCTGTCTGGAATCTTGAGTCGAGCCTCGGAGGCGCCAATCTCCCTGTAGTCGTCGCCCTGCCACAACTCGATGCGTAGCATCTGCTGCACGTTGCGGAATAGGAGCGGCGTGGTGCCGACATAGTCGGTGTAGTATCGACGCCTGTACGGCTTGTACGTGTCGAAGTTGATGTACTCGGCAGCGACCAGATTGGGCCTCCACGAGTTGTGAGTCATGTTGTCTATCCTGTCCTGCGAACGAAGGATGAGTTGCTTCACCTTGTCATGTGTGACGCCCCTCGTCCTGCCGTTGGTGAAGGACGCTGTGTTCTGGACGAAGGTGTTGTCAGCGCTCTGAAAGTCCGCTGCTGTTATGGATGATGAGAAGCCAAGTTTAACGCCGTTGATTGTCGATGTGATGGCCGTGATGGTCCGCTCTAGGCCGAGTGGGTCTGCATCGCTGTAGATGAGTAGCGTGTCTCCCACAGCGAACCCGATGCTGCGATAATTGGCACCAGACACGAAAACCCCAGTGCTCTCTGAATCTGCGCTCACTGCCACAGCGTCCTGTGGTCCTATCTCGAGGAGGTCGGCCACCTTCTGCGGCGTGGTGTAGACAATGGCATCGGGGTCGAGGGGCCTTGTCTCAGGCTCACCGGGGCTGAATACCTGTGGCATCTAGAGTCTCGCCTCCTCCAATTCGTGAATGTGGTCTCCTTCATCTATCGCTAATTGTGCCAAGAAGCGCCTATCTTCATCTTGGTCCATGGTTAACGGTGTTTTCTGATTTTCTATTTCTTGTTGATATTGCATCAATTCCTTGTAAGTTTCATTTTCAGGGTGATTGAAGTAAGGATAGGATTCAGTATACCTATTTAACAACTCATCGAAGGGTACACTTTGTGTCCAGCCAACTCCTTCCACCCATTTGTTCTCCTCGTTCTCGGCTTTCAAGAATGACCAAGCCTCGTTGAATGCGCTCACAGCCTCGCCTCCTCGTCTCTGTGTGCCATGTTGTACTCCATCGGCTTTTCGCATGCACCGCATGTCTCCCTCCACATGAAGTGTAGGAATCCACAGTGCTTGCAGCGCGTGCCAGCGCCTATGTTGAGCACGTCGCCTACGTTCTTGTTACGTGTGCGCTGCTCTGATGTCACACCGGCGAGGGGCTTGTCCTCTGAGAGAACATTACCCTCCCCGATGCTTGCTGCGTATCGGACATTGGTCTTCTGGGCGACTGACAGGTCGTCGATGTCAAGCGTGCGTAACTCGAACCCCATAGTCTCCCCTCATCACGAGAAGGACCCGACTACAAGATAGATGTTACCCAACAAGCGTTATCACGCCTTCTGATAAACCACGAGATAGACGTTGCCTAAGACTGAGATTGGTTCAACTGAGATTATGTTCGCTGGTGTGCCGCTAAGAGCAGCCACATCAGCGCTCATCCTCGCGTTCAGAGTCGCGCTCGAGTTATCCGCTCCACCGACGTAGGCCGTGCCGGCCTTGTTAAACTGCTTAGGTGGATAGGGTCCGAGAACCGTTACTGCCTGTGCCATCTAGGTCACCGCCTCAATCAGCGCTTCCCTAATGCCCACCAAGAACCAGTGTTACCACTGACACAATCCACTACGAGTGTACCGGGTGCTGCGTCTGCGACGATTGCGAATGCTCCGTCGACTCCACCACCAGTGACATCTCCGTATGTGTCACCCATGACTCCGCAAGCCAGTATCTCTGAAAGACCTGTGACTATCGAGCCTGTGGTTACGCTTGCTGCGTTCCAATCCCCAGAGACCATCAAAAGGTCTCCTAATACGTGTGTTCTGCTGTCTTGTGTACTACTAAATGCCATTATTGTTCATCTCCTGTTGTTTCTTTTTCAAGTTGTTGCTCTACGACTGCCTCTACCTCATCTTCTGCCACTGGCTCCGGTTCCGGGGCTGGTGGGTTCAGATGCTGGTCGACGAGTTGTAGCAATTTCGTTTTAGTCCTGTATGACGATGCGGCGAATTCGACACCCTGAGAGTTAAGCCACGCGGAGATGTCCCCACGTCGCCACGACTCGTCAGGTATGCCGTCTTCACCTTCGTCTGCTGTTGGTGCCTCGTCTCCCTCTAGGGAGAAGTAGGGTGTCACAAGGAGTCGACGCCATTGGTCGACCCATTCCTGTGAGACATCCCTGACCTCTCCCCGAGTGAAATCGGGCATATACGCATCAGGACTCCGTCTGTAGAAAGACGGTCCGTGGTAGCGTACTGAGGGCAGTTCAATCACCTCAGTTGTACAGTATCATCACTGTGGTCGCGTTGGAAGACCCGCTTAGGTACTGCAAGGTTGCTGTTAGTCCTGTAAAGGATGCTCCAACTGCTACTGCTGCTGCACCGGCATCGGTGCACATAACGCTCAAAATCGCTGATGCTCCGCCGCCGAGGATGATTGTCTCACCATCTGCGCCGCCTGTCACGTTGATTAGTGCCATCTTAGGTGCTGGGTCGTATCCGTTTGCTGCATCTCCAGAAGCGCTGTCATCGCCGTTTAGGGCTTTGAAAGCATCCAAGTTACCCGGATATGTGCTCCCTCTTGCTAGATGCTCTGTCGTGTCATGTGAACCCGCTCTGAGTTCCCATGCCCCTACTAGGGTTGCTGTTGCTGTTCCGCTTAGTGTTAGTTCGTCTGCCATGTTTCTTCACCTTACCTATTTATCTCCTACCTGAGACCTCACTGGAGGTCTCTCACACTCCCCTGTGCGCCGAAGAAAGTCGTCCACATCTCACCCATGGTTCGGTACAGTCCTTCCTGACCGAGCCTGTTGATGGCGAATGGGTCGCCTGTCTCAATTCCACTCTCGTAGTACTGCGTTGGTATTGCAGTGCTGAAGTATAGGTAGTCTGTGTCGAGGAAGTACATCCTGCTGATACCGTCTTTAGGCATGTCCTTGGTCGGGATGATTGGGACACCGTTGTACGTAGCGACGATGAATCCGGCTTCCATACCGGGAACACCCTTGACGCCGTTGTAGGTTGGGGTCACTCTCTTCTCCTCCATGAACCTCTGCTGGGACTGTAGCAGTTGCTGTAGTCTCATCAGAGTGTCATATCCGGTTAGGATGACTTTCGGGTTTCCACCGCGCTCCCAGATTTGCTGGAATAGCGTGTCAAGATGGTCGAGGCTGAGTGTTCTGTTAGCGCTGCTTGAGTCAGCGTTGTCCTCAGCGAAGGACCATGTGTTAGCGCTTCTGTCGATGGAGTAGATGTCCTCGTCAGCAGCGTCATAGTGAGTACCAGACACCATGTTCGTGTTACCAGTCGTAACTCGGTCCAGAGACTCGAAGTTGTTTCCAGCAGCGGTCGTGACGTCCGTGAGGAGCATCTTGTTGACCATCTCAGCGTGGTGCTTACCCATCTCTTCCTTCATGACTGCTCGGATGTCTCCGAGGCCGTCGTCCTTGTCGGCGAGGAAGATTGCGGTCTCCGACATGTCGAAGGTGTGTGCAATCGTCTTGGGCTTTGCAGCAACGTGCTGGAAGACAGGCTTCACTGTTTCAGGAAGAGTGCCGTTCTCTGCTACGCCGCCGTGGAGTGCTCCGCCGTTGGGCTTACCGGTGATGACTCTCCATCCCGACCTGTCCCAAGGCCTCTTTGGTAGGATGCTGAAAGCGTTGAACTCTTGGTTCAACTGCGACCAGACCTTGCGCCCGTAGATTGCTTGGTATGTACCAGCAGTCGTGGACAGCATTGGTGCATCCGCTTTCAATAGTTCACTGCCTGAGTAGGAGTATCCCATTGCGTTTCCAGCGCCATAGTAGTAGCGCTCCATGTCTGTTATCGTTCGTACGTAATCTCGTGCCATTCATAATCACCTCTGTTGCTTATTCAGGCCCCCCTGAAGGCCTTTGTTGCGAGGTTGTGCACCTCGTCCCACGACATTGACGCTAGGTCAGCAGTGGAGGGAACATCTACGGATGGAACAGCAGCGGACTTGGTGATTGTCTCACCGGATTCTGCTGGAGCACTGATAGCCTCGACGCGCTCTGCTAGAGAGGCGATGGACTTCTGTATCTCGTCAAGTGGACCGCGTGCGTCGAACTCTAGGGCCGCAGCCTTGGTGATTTCAGCACTGCGCTCTGACTCGTAGCGGTGTGAGAACTCCCCTTCTAGGGATTTCTTCAACTCTGCCTCGAGCATAGCGGCCTTGTATACCTCGTATGCGGCTTCCACGTCAGCGGAGGAAACAGCGTCTGGGGTCAGGTAGTCGGATTTTGCGACTTTGCTGGACTTCTTGCCCTTGCCACCAGCGCCGAACTCGGCCTTGGGGACTTCTGGCTTGCCGTCTTCAGTTTCTCTACCGGGTGCTTGCCCACCGAAGTAGGAGCCACCGTCTCCGATAACTTTGGGGTCTGAGCCTAGGTTGCCTTTTGCCACATCGTCGAAGTGGGTTCGAGCACCTGTTATGTCCACACCAGCGGACTTGAGGGTGTTCTCCATCCAATCGAGATATTCTGAGGAGATGACATCAGAGTACTCTTCGGACTTTTCAACGTCCTCGGTTTTCTTCTTGTCATCTTTCTCTTCTTTCTTGTCGTCCTTCTTGTCTTCCATGTGCTCTTTGAGTCCAGCAGGCATGCCTTTCTCAAATGCATCTAGACGACCTTCTAGACGTGAAAGAACGTCTGTCATTTGCGTCATTACGTCGTTGTCTTCTGTCATTTTTGTCACCTTATTTTGTTTTTTATCTTCTTTAAGAATCTTGAACGTCGCTTCTGGATTGATGCCTCGTTCGCAGATTGTAATCTCATGTAGTTCTAACTTGCTGATTTCTTGGTAGTCTCCATGCTCGGGGTCCGACTTCCTCACTCTTTTGAATGCCTGACCACCGATGCTGAATCCACGAAGGGCTCCCTTCCTGATTTCCGCAGCGACTTCCTTTGCTTTCTCGATGTCGTCTCGCAGTGATACTACCACGAACATCCCGACATCGTCAACCTCGCTTTTCCAGAACCTCCCTTCGTTATCAGTGTATGATGGTATTACTTCCCCGACTTGTATGTTTGAATGCGCTAGTTGCACGTTTCTGAACTTCGGGTCCTCCATGTATTTCTTGAATGCGTCTTTGAGTGCTTGCTTGGTTATTTTGTCGCCTTGTTTGTCTACCACTTCGACGCTGGCATATCCAGCGACGACGAGGTCACCACCCTTGAGCAACCGAAGATTTGACTCCCCTGTTGCACGTAGTGGTTGTGACAACACATATCACACTTGGTCTTGTCATACTACATATATGAAGCGGCAATGTATTATTCCTGCTCTGGATTAGTTTTATGTTCAGAATCGCTTGACTTAGAGCCTTTCTTCCTTCTCCTGAGTTCTCTCGCCTTCGGATACTCCTCTTCCGGGTCCTCCTCCGGTCTCTCCTTCATGTCCCAGTCGGGGAGCGACATCTCCGAGGTCAGTCTCGTTGGGCCCCTAGGGCTCTCTGTCCCTCCGCCCAAGTCGATACCAAGACCCTTGGCTCCTGTGGTGTTGAACATCTGCTCCTTCTCGAGCACGTCGAGAGCCCTTTCGAGGACCTCCAGCGCCTTCTTCATCTTGGGTTTGAGTAGGATGTTCTTGTCTCCGGGCTTGATTATACCTGCGCTCTCACCCTCCACCTTGCGCCTGTGGTGCTCCTGCTGCTCCTCTGATGGGGTTACTTCGCTCTCAGTTTCTTTCTGGCGCTCAATCTTACCCTTCAGCATCATGCTGGCAACCTCTCCCCAGAAGGGCTTGAGGCTCTCGGATAGTTCTATGCTGTAAGTATCCATGCCCATGTCAGAGAGCGGAGTTGTCGGTGAGTGGACCCAATGGCCTAGGCTGCTCTTCTCGAGTGTGTAGGTGACTTGGCTCTCCGTGGGGAGGGTGACGACTATCGCTCTGTCCTCTATGTCTATACCGTGTGCGAGGTGGACTGGTGGGAAACTCTTGGCGAGCAGTGACAGAGTCTCCATCGACACGCTGGACTCGCCCTCTCCCTCGCCGACCAACTTCGACGGGTTGATTGTGAATATGTCACGACCCCCCTTCTTCTCCCTCTTGATGCCTGAGAACCTCACGCGTACTATGTCACCCTCCTCGAAGGGCTTGGGGCTGGATACCGTGCCAGCGTCGAGATACACCTTGCCGTCGTGGTCGACCGCTCTGTCATCGAGACCGTCCCCATCCAGCAGCGGACCTGCGCCGAGCCTGTATGTGTAGGGACCATTGCCCCTCCTGTCAAGCACGATGAGGTTGATGTCCCTGTTGGGTCTCAGCACCACCCACTTGGGATGTCTCCTCTCACCGCGCATGTATGTGCTCTTGCCGTCTCTGAGAAGGAGGGTCCTGTGCTCGGACTGCAATGTCTTGACTGCATCCTCCAGACCCTCCTCGTCGGTGAAGCGGGTGTCATGGGGGCCTGATAGCAGCACCTGCTCATGGCTGTCGTACTGGCCTCTGAGAACCTTGAACCTCTCTCTGACGTTCATATCCATGATGTCGGTGCCGTCATAGTGCAGTATGTCTATGATATGGAGTGTGTCCTTGCCGAGGATGCCGTCCAAGGTGCAGTCCTTCTCGCCGAGATTCTTGACGCCGCTCTTGGCCCAGTCGGGTATGGCCCTCTGACCGCCGTCCTCGTCGAACGCCTTCACCCTGTTCTTCTTCTTGGTCAGGACTATCCTGTCGCCTTCGTACCACTTGGAGACGACCCAACTGCCTGTGAAGCCCCTGAGTTCATCCAAGTCCCTGAGCCTGAAGATGCGATGCATGGGGCGGATGGGTGGAATCCACTCCGGTGATGAGTCGGCCTTGACGATGAGGTCGGGGTTTAGCAGGTATGTGGCGTACAGTCCAGCGTCCTCTATGCTCTTGCCGACGTTCGGGTCCTGAGTCATTGGAACACCGGTGGCTCCACCTCTGAGTGCAGGTGGCTCGAACTCGGGAATCGGATAGACGTCGTCCATACCGTTTCTGATATAGGAGTCAGCGACATCTGGTCCTAGAGCCGCTGATATCATGTGCTGGGGCACGGATGAGAGCCGCTGGTCGAATGTCTCGGTCCCGACCTCCGGCGTGTTGTCCCCGAACTCGAAGCCGTGCGTGGGACGCACAGGGTGACCGAACAGCATGTTGTTGGAGGCGCTTGTGAAGTAATGCATCATACTCGCCCCGCCTGCGCCGAAGGGCATTGCCGGTTGAGCGTTGAATGAAATTCTCTGGGTGTCGAACTTCGTGCTCTCGTCAGCGCCGGTGTCATTGCTCGGGTCATACACCACCAAGTCACGCAGGTTGTGGAGGGTCTGGTTGTGCTTGTTTGTCATCTGGCCCTTCCTGTACAATTGCTTCTGACCGGTTCTCATGAAAGATGTGTTTTTCGTCTCTCGGTCCACCGGCGCTTGAATCCTGCTGAGGCCGAAGGCTGCATGCTGCTCCTTCCTGTCTTTGTTGAAGATTCCTTGGACGGCCTCGCTGTGACCGTGCAGTTGTCTGCCGTACCCCAAGTCGCCGCGCATCTCGGATATGCTGTCGCCGATTGCCTCCAGTGCCTGCTTGGGGTTGGACGCGTCCACATCGACCCCGACTTTTCTGGCCAGCCTCTCGAGCACCATGCTCGCCCTGTCTGCCCTGTTCTCCTCGAGGTGCCGCGCTGCTCTGCTATGGAGAGCGTCAAAACCTCTTATGTCGTTTTCTTTCTCGACAAGTGGCTCTAATTCCTCTAATCTCTCGTATATCTCTACTAACCGCTTACCGGAGGTTAAGTCCCACTCACGTATATCCTTCTCCATTCTGCTCCTCATGCTCTTGAGATTCCTCATCTCCGCCTGAAGGGGAGCGTCTCCCGCACCGGCACCATGGCCGTGCTGCTCCTTGAGATGGTCGTCGAGATGCGAGTCGTACATTGATGAGTCTATTCCCATGACGTCGCCATGCTCCTTGATGAGATTGTGATTCGACTGTATGAAGTGGACGTCATCATCGGGTATCGTGTCTAGGTAGGATTGGATGTGACTCGTATGCGCCTCGTCGGAGGGGAAGCCGAGTTGCTCCGCTATCTCGGATGCGTCTGAGAGTCTGGTGATTGGCACCCCTCCGCCGGTGGTGAGACGCTCTCTCAGTGATGGGTAGACCGGCTCCGCTGTCTGTGTTTGATTCTCCACCATGTAGTCCGCTGTCAGGGGCCTCACTCCCACACCCTCCCAGTATTCGCTCGGCAAGGTGTGGATGGCACGCTCGGCATCGTGGAACAGCCTTCGCACGTTGGCATCGAATGACGGGTTGCTGGGGTCGAGCGCCTCCTCCGGCAGCAGGGTCGCCAGATGCTTGGCGGCGTCGTTGATTGACTGTATGTCGTATTGATGCTTCAGGTTCAACTGGTCGATGAACAAGGATTTCTTTGGTCTGTTCCGGCCCGTGAGCACCCTTCCCTCCTCATCCAGATTGCCGTATCTCTTGTTGTAGTCGAGCATGGAGGAGTCTGGGAAGTCATGGGTAGAAGCCGAGGTTGGGAATCGCTCGCTCGAACTCAGCAGCATGGCCACCCTCATCGCCTCTACCTTGTTCCTTCTCTGCTCGCCGGAGGTGTGTATCACAGGCTCTTGTTCTCTCTTGACAGAACCGCCGCCTGCGAATAGGTCGATTTCCGAGATGCTATCTTCACCCACATCGAGTTTCTCGCTGTCTATCTCCTTGGGAGCCAGCATATCGAGCGACTTGCCGTATGGTATGTTCTTCCTAGTACCCTCGTTGGCTGCATCCACAAACATGTTATTCATCTGGTCTATGCCCATCTTCCTGCCAAACTTGCTATTCACTTCTGATTGTCTTAATCCATGGATGAGTGCTGCTATCCCCGGTGAGGTGACTGACGAGAGAGCGTGGTTGCCGGTGTCTCCACCGAGGAAGTTGGACATGTGCTGCATGTAATGAGGTCCTAGAGGAGCCTCTGCCTCGGGTCTAATCAGATGTCCGAATAGGCCCATGTTGATTGATTGGGGAACGATGCTTTCCTTATGACGATTGACTGAGGCGATGAGGCTCTCATCATCCATCTGATGGTGGTCATGCAACTTGGTGGCGTATATGTGCTGGTCGATTGCGTGCCCTCCCTCCATATAGGGTGCGGCGAAGTCATGGGCGAGGTGCTTCCCACCGAGTATATCCATAGCCTTCTGAATCTCCTCCGGTATGGCGTCAGTGTCCTTGAAGCCGACGTTGGTGCTGAACATGGACAGGATGTCCTGAACCTCCCTCTGCCTGTCTCTCAACGAGATGTTCTCATTCTCCTTCCTGAGCAGGGACTGCAGTTGGGAGTTTGTGATGAGGGGACCTGAGTGCTCTGGATACCCATGCTCCCCTGCGGGTATCTCCTCGCCCTTCGAGTTGAAGCCCAGAGCGTGCAGCAGGTTGTCTCTGGGAACGACGTTGCCCTTCTTCTTGGATTCTGTCAGAATCTTCATCTCATCCATCATCTCGTCCTGATTGAATCTGGATAGACCACGTGAGTCTATATTTGGCAGGTGCATGAATATCTCGTCCTTCGGGTTGTCTATCTTCACCCCGAAGGCCTCATGCAGGTTTCTCATCGCCACATCCATGAGTCTGCTGTGACCTATGACTTCACTGTCGGTTTGTTTCTGCTGCTCTGTTGTGCAATTGGAGTACTTCCTGCCGAAGGTCTCGATGCAGTACTTGTCTTTCTTGGCCATATCAGCCTTCTCCGCCTCTTTACTGTCAAATGTGATTTTATCCTCATCATTCTTATCCTGTGCTGGAACGAGATAGGCTGATTCCAGTGCTGAGAAGAGTGCCCTCTTGTCTGGCGGGTCGGATGGTAGGTTCTGCGACCACACCGGTGCGACGTTATGGGGCCCTGCCTTTGGTCCACGCCTGACGTGACTGAGGGCGTTGGCCCCTCTCATTCTCATATTCCTCTTGAGGCGACCCATAGGGAGGCGCGTACCGTCGTCGAACTTCACATGCTGCTCCTTGGAGTCGCTACCGTGACTGTCGGGTGATATGTGCTCTATGACCTTGGTGCGCTCCTCCGGCGAGAGCCACTCTAGGCCCATCATGAATGAGAGGTGGTTGAGGTATGATGGGTGGTTGGAGATTGACTTCTCCTTCTCTGCTACCTTCTTACCCTCCGGGGTTTCTGAGTAATATTCGGCAAGCATATTTTCAGTGTCGGTGTTACCTTCTTCCAAGGTGGCCTTGTTGTCCCTGTCCATCCAGTCCCGTGCTCTCGCGCTGAAGTGCTTCTTCCTGATTTCCCTGTTGTCCTCGCCCTGCTCATTCTCCTCGCTCCATCTCCTGAAGTCCCTCTCATAGAGGTCGTGCTCGTGGCTGAGTATGGACTGGTCCACTGAGTCGCCGAGGGGACCGAGTAAGGGGTATGAGTAGGAACCCTGCTTGTTCTCCCTGACATGGGGACTGTTGGTCTTCTTCATCCAGTCCTCGATGAGCCTCTCGGCATCTTTCACCTGCTTGGCGCGGGAGTTCCCGTCCTCGTCAGGGAGGAATCTCCTTGCGAGCAGTTCAATCTTCCTAGGGTTGCCATTCGTCATCGACTTCTTCTCAAGGGGGTCGAATACGGGTGAGAAGATATGCTCGTCCGCTCTGCCGTGGTATCTCTCGAATCTCGCCTCAACGTCGATTGGCAGGCCGTGAGTCACGCCTATGGGGAGGTCTTGTCTGCTGTTGATGACTCTGCCTGACCAGTGATTGTGCCCCGTGGGGAGGTGACCCGGATGCCTCCTCCTCCTTATGGCTCTCATCTCAGCCTCGAACTTGCCCGGTCGGATGTAGCCATAGCCATCTTTTTCGTTCTTGACTAGAGTGTCGCAGAGTATCTCACGCCAAGTGTGTCCGGGCGTGAAGTCGTGCGCCTCCAAATTGGCCTTGGCCAGTATGTAGTCGGATATCGAGGACTCTATGTCTATGTCGTCCTTGACTGAATCGATGAGAGCGTCACGTGCTCTCACAAATAAGTCAGCAGCATCTTCATACACACGCTACCACCTATTGCACCGGCCTGTAATCATTGCACCCCTCGATGGGGTGGTTACCGAGTCCGCATGTCCTCTCACCCTCCATGGGGTTGGCTCCGCATGCTGC